GGGTCCATGTGTTTTAGAACCGACAAAACAGAGGGATTCTGCATGAATCAGGACAAAAAAATCACAGGCTGCAAAAAAAAGCAGAAGGATATCCACATTTATTTCAAAACAGCCTGTTTAGTGTTGATAAATATTTTTTTAATTTCAGCGATTTGCACAATTTATAACTGCGTTTTCCCCACCCCGTGAAAAGTAACTTTACAGCCTCATACAGCCAGTTTTCCTCTTTCGCCTATAAACTTATACCCCTTGTCTATAAATTGGCAAAACGGGGCATCTGCGTGTGCCACAGGCCCTTTCCAGATATTTGCAGCGTTGCAATCACCTGTTTTGTAACCATAAAATAATCTGACTGTTCCATCCAGCTTATATTGGCAGCAGGCACAAGGCTTTCCTGATTCGTTTTCCTTTCGTAGGAAATGCAACGTTGCAAAAATCATTTATTCGTTTTTTGTTCCGTAGGAAAAGGAATGCCCGCTATTATCTTCCTCATGCAGCAGGCTTATCCCCCACAAAACAGCTGATTTTCAGGATTTTTCTCCTGTTTTTCCCATCCACCCAAAAGTGCAACGTTGCATTTGTTTTAGTTTTGAAAAAGCAGAGTGAAAAACTACTCTCCACTCTGCTCCTGCAAAAACCTGTTTATGAAATACTGCTGCTCCCTGCCTGTCACAACTGCTGTTTTGGTTATCCTGGTACTTCCGTCCGGATTATTGACGGCACGCTCCTTCACTTCAAACAGCATCATTTCCATGCTCCGCTGTGTCGGCATATTGTAATCCGTTCCTTTCCTGCGGATTAGAAAGCCTTCCTGCCTCATCCAATGGAATAACCTCTTTTCCCCTGTGTTGATTCCATTCTGCCGGAGTATCTTGGCAAGTTCCCCAATCAGGATGGAACTGTGGGAGGATGCCACAGCATCCGCAAAGGCTGCTTTCGGTCTCATAAGGTTCACATTCTCTGTCAATGCCGCATTCTTCCTTTTTAGATTTTCAATCTGTTTATCCGCAATCTTTAATGCCCTTGCCATCACCTGTTCCGGAGTATTCCAGGCCTTCTCCAAATCAATAAGGTATTGCCGGCACCGCTTTCCTTCTGGAGTCCGCTGTATCATGCAGACCTGCTTCGCCATATCCAGCGAAATGTCATAATCAATTTGTGGCCTGCCCCCACTATCCGTTTTACTCATTTTTGAGTAAAAGTCCATTCCCTCCACAAAACCATACTCACACATACGCACAAACCAGTCATTGAATCTGGTTCCAATATGCAACCGCTCATGCAGTTCCCTTGCTGATACGGTCTGGGTATCAGTATTGACAGTAATAATCTCAGTCATATTTTCTTAAGCACTCCTTTTCTCCACATGCCAGCAGGCTTATAATCTCCTGCCCTATGCCCTCTCTTTTGCCTTCTGCAAGCCTTTCCATGTTTGGAAGTAGTTTTATATGCTTCTGCCTCCAAAATCCGGAATCTGCGGCATCTCCTTCCACATCAAACAACATAGCCGCCAGCCTCCTCTCATTCTCCCGGATATCTGCATAAACCGTACTTTCACAGCAGGCATATTCTTTGGCAATGGCAGCAGGCGGAACACCGTCAAGACATTTCTGCAGTATTTCCGCTTTCCTGATATCAGTATCAATGCAGGTATGTTCATCATGGCAGTATCTGGAATATTCCCCCACCGCATCATCAAACTGCCCTGTCACATCCTTTGTAAGAAATCTCCCCCGTTCTAATGCCTCCCGTTCTTTTTTCCCGGGAAACAGGCAGAAAACATAATCCCCTGCCATATTGTGGAAAAACCTGCTGCCATCCACCAGCATACGGACAACTGCCTCTTCATGCTTTGGCGTTCCTGCTGCCGGCATGCCCATACAGAGTACCAGCATTTCATCAAAGCATCTGTCAATATAGTTCAGCACAGTTTCCCTTGCCACATCCAGCTTCGCAGCTATCGCCCTGCTTCCAACACAGACGTCCACCATATACCGGTAAACAAATGCATTATACCTGTCCTTTGCATGTCCGTCATGGCAACAGGAAACAAATTCCCGGTATTCTCCGAGCAGCCTTTTCAACGCTTCCGTATTCCCGCTCCCACGGTAACCGGCAAAGGCATTTTTTAGAACTTCCCTGCATCTCTGTACATCTTCCGGTTTAATGTCCTGGAATATGGCAGCAGGTTCAGCAAACAGCCTGCTCTTTCTGCCCTTTCTGTATTCTCTTGCAAAATAATCATAAAAATATGTCATTCCTCTTCCACCTGCCTCATAACAAAAACTCACTGCCCATATTATCAATTTCCTCCATGTCTGCATAATCACTCAGACGCCGGGGGTCCACATGGTAGCCCTCCCACATGAAACTTTCCAGCCTTTCCCTATGCTTTGAATGGAGTATCTTGTAAAAACCTTTTTTTATACGCTCATCAACCGCCTGTCTGCTGCATCCAAATATTTCCGCCGTCCTTGTATAGCTGTTCCTCTGGTAATATGCACAGCGTATCATCCGAACAGTCTTTGAATCCAGGATAGAAAACGCCTCCTCCAGTTCCATATGCAGCTCCCTCTGGTACTCACTGCTGCCGGCTAATTCCTCAATCCTTTCATCTGTCGAAAGAATGTCAATGAGGCTTGCATCCCCATCACCTGATATGTACTCGTCCAGGCTTCTGGTACTCATTTTCAGCATGGTTTTTTTCAAATGGCACAGCGAACGGTAAGAAATGCATAACGCTTTCTGTATTTCCTCCGGCTTAGGTTCCTGGTGGTGCTTCTCCCTGTATTCCCTTATGAATACGGCCAGCTTCCTCATTCTTGTTTTAAGATACTCAGGAATACGAATCATACAGGTATTCAAGCCATTGTAACGATAAACAGCTTTTCGTATTCCGTACTCCGCATAAGTCAGAAATTTCACTCCCTGCCCTTTTTCAAATGAATAGGCCGCCTCTATCAGGCCTATAAAGCCTTCTTGAAGAAAATCGTTAAAATCCTGCTGTTCACAATCACCCACATACTTTTTGATGCACTGCACTACAAACCCCTTATTCTTTTTCCACAGCCTTTCCTGGTTAGCAGTTACCTCTATCCCTTTCTGTATCTGCTCTACTATCTCCTCATTTGACACCGTTGCCGCCTCCTTGCCGGAAGAATACCGCTGCATCAGTTGAAACCATCCAGCTATTCAGATAATCCCTCTTCATCTCCTTCTGCCCAAATTTATGGTAACATCAGGGTAACATTATGGTAACAGCGTGGTAACAATGTTACCATCAATGGAAAAGGGCCAAAAAGACTTTTTATGCCCTTCCCTTCCCATAAACCTGTCTGTTATTTTGAAAGGTATCATATGGTAAACTTTATATATACTGTTACACCATGTAACAAGGCAGGCACCTAAAAATCTTGTACAGTTGTTACGTGGTGTAACAAGGTGGCATCTTAAAAAATGGCATCTTGTTACATGGTGTAACAAGATTGGGCTTTTCTTGTTACGTGGTGTAACAAGGTTTTTAACTTATGGGGGCTTCCAGCTTATCCATTTCTCACTAAATTTGTATATGCTTCGCTTTTTTGCCGCATATCCGCTTGATACAACTTCTATAAAGCCATTATCCGCCAGTTTTTGCATATCCCTGTAAAAATCCCGGTGATTTGTTTTCGGATACAGGCCATACACATCCGTTACAAGAGCATGGTTTAAATAAAAGCATTCATCCCCATGGACGGCCTCAATATCTGGATAGTCTGTCTGGGGCTTTCGTTTGCCGTAATACTGGTTTTTGCAATACACATATAACATTCTCTGCCTCGCATTCAAATCCTTGAAAGCCGCAGAAATAAGCATGGAGTTATAAATATTGGCGCTTGTATCATTTGTCCTTCCAGCACTTTCAAATGCCTTGGGAGAATATTTTTTCTTCCTGCTCATGCCAATTCATTTACTCCTTCCCTTGTCCGGTTACACAATCAGAAACCACAAAGCGGCTATCACCCTTATTCACTATGCAGCCAGACCGGACATTTTTTTGCCGCCAGTTATTCTCCAGATTTATGCTTCGCTATGCTCATCACACCAGCGGTCAAATTTTACCCTGTCAACCAGTGTTCTCCGTCCCACTCTGAATAATGCCCCTGTTGTTTTCATCAGCTCCAATGCCGTATTTCTTCCAACGCTTGCATATATGCAGAACTCGTTGACATCAAGCAGCCTTTTATCCGACAATGCAATCAACGTCTGGTTTAATTTTTCTTTCTTCTCCATAATTGCCCCCCCTTTCTGATTATCATTGTTTGTTATGGTTTAAATAATTAACTGTGTATTTATATAAACATTATAGCAAATCACACATTTTCCTTTATCACGAACACAGAGGAACAGGCGGTAGATAAAATGCCTGATTTTTAAAAATATGTGGAAATAAAAGTATAGAATAACATTAAATAACAAATGTTTATGTCAAGAACTTTTTTTGCTTTATTTTTGCTTTATTGTTTCTCTGCCCTGACACCAATACACCAAAATTGACACCAATTTATCAGAATATCTACAAATTATATTAAACATCAATAAATGCAAACCCTTGTTTTATACGCTTTATCAGGCATCCGAAAATAATTACAAACTGTTATATATTATCCTCATGGAATCCCTGCATATTCTCTGGCTTTGTAGCAGTCCTGGCTACCGCAAACCACCGCTTTTCATTACCCACCATATAAATATAAGTCTTAGTCCATCTGAGAATTTCTGAGAGCAAAGGAGACCTGCTCATCCATTTACTAACTTCGGACCACAGTACATCATGCAGCTGTTGTTTAGTCGGGGCAGTTGCCACAATCCTTGGGTACGGATGGCAACAAATAAACCACAGTAATGCTGCAGCTTCTAAACCTGTTTTCCCAACGCCTTGCCCGGATTTAATGGCAACCTTCGGATTCTCTGCCAAATCCATCAATGCTGTGGCCTGCCATTCATCTGGTTCAAATGACAATACCTCTCTAGAAAATGTGACAGGATTTTTTCTATATACCGGAATTTTCTTCTGGAAAAACCGTTTCCTTAATGCTCGTGAATTATTATTCACTGTCCATCACATCCTCTTCCTCGTCTTCTTCCAAAAGCGCCGCAATCCAATCATCAACAATCTGATTGCCGGCACTCTCACTCTCCATCTTTTCTTTTTCCATTCTGTATTTCGACAACGCTTCAATGGCTTTTGTCTTTTTGCTTTGAACGGTAGAAAGCTCCTGTTCTAATCTTGCAATTACCATATCTTTGTTGCCCGTATGTGTCTGGATGCTAAAGGACTTTCCCGGAAGTCTGTCGCCGCTGGCAACCTTTGCGTCTATTTTTTTATTGTAGTCAGCCTCTTCCTCCTTATCTTTGAATGTTCTCTTTTCTTCAAAACGTGTAACATCAGCAACCGTAACATTTCCTTTTTGTTCCCGGTATTTATTGATTGCTTTTAAAATTCTGCGTTCCCGGATAGAAAAAAGCTGTATCTGTTCCATAAGTAGCAGTTCTGTGTCTTCTGGAACCGTTGCAACAAGTTCCTGTTCATCTTCATCCAGCGCATCCATAAATGTCGGCACATATCCACCATGCTTAACCGCAGCATCAGGAGATATCTTTTGCTTTGGATGGGGATTGCCGGAGCCGCCTTTAGCGTTCTGATTGTTCGGTTGACCTCCACGCTTTTTCTTTTGCAACGTTGCATTTTTCTTACCGTTTTTTTTCGCAACGTTGCGTTTGTTTTTTTTTGACTTATCTCCCCATCCGTACCTGTTCTTCCAACTACGGACAGTTCCATCAGAAACCCCTAACTTCTTTGCAATTTCCACCATTGCCATGCCATCATTAAACAGCTTTTCGGCTTCTATCATTTTTTCGCTCGGCGCCCTCGGCATATCACCACCTCTTCTTTTCGTTTTGTGTTTCGTGGACACACAAAAAGGGGAGTCTGCACTCCCCGTTGTGTGGTTCTCACGCATATTTATTGATTTATCATTAAATCTTCGTAATAAACTCCGCTTTAGAATAACCTTGCTCCGGCTTTATCATCATTCTTAAAAAATCTTCTTTGGAGAAGTCAGACAGACGGAATACTTCCTCCGGCCTCATGCCAAGCTGCTTTCCGATTTCTTCCACTGTCTTACCCTCGCTCATCAGCTCCTTAACAATTGCTTTCATCGGCTCCAGCAGGTGTGTACCCCTTGCCCTGTTATGCGTAACGGTACCGTAAATATTGCCAGCTTTGGCTTTATGCTTTACTATGACAACCGGCACCCTTCCTTCCAACATAGACACCAGCGGCTCTTCTCCTGCAACTGTCCAACGGTGGAAACCATCAATAATTGTAAAATCAGGTCTTACCACAATCGGCAACGTCCATCCATTAGTCAAAATGGACTGTTTTAGCAGTTCCAGATTTTGCTTTGATACTTTGTTAGGGTTATAATCATTCGGTTTAACCTTTCTACGCTCTACCCATTGGAGAGTAGCGAGAGGGCTTATCATCCTACTATCCATTTTTCATTTTCTCCTTCTTCTTGGCTTCTGTGATATATTTACCATATATCCTCTGATATAAAGCCCGGAATGACCGTAACTTTGGGTCCCCGGAAATAAGCCCTTCATAAATAGCTTTGTAGTCCTTATTGTCTGCAATAGCAGAAACACTCATAAAGAAATTCCTATACCGTTCAGCCACATGCCTTTTGTGTTTTGTTTGAAAATTACCATCCATATCAGAAAACAATTCCAAGAGGGCAGCTTTATAATCTTTCTCCACTTTCCCCTTCTCATTCTGCTTCCTGGCTGTTGTGCTTCTCCCAAACATCTCACTATCCCAATATAAAGCGGCAAGATATGCGTTAGGCTCCCGGCGGACTATCCTCTCCATAAGGTCAGGATAATACTCATTCATTTTCACAAGGCTTTTGGCAGTATCAATAGAAAAGAACTGTGATACTCTCAACTGCCCTTTTCCTATACCGGACTGCCACAAAAACATGTAAATCTCTGGTATGTCCACCTTTTCTTGTAAAAGGTACAGCCACACATCATTATTAGTCCAATCATACAGAGGAAATACCTGCTGTTTATTCGTTACGGTCTTCCCCGCTTTCAACATGATTGCCACATTCTGTAATCTCTGCACCGATTCCGCTGTCCTTATTCCGGTTATCGTTACTCCATCAGAGCATACCCTTGGAAGGAAATCCTGGTACGCATCTGTCCGTGGCTTCAATAACGGATGATTTCGGATTGCAAATGCCGGCGGCTGTCTTACCCAGACGTCTTTCTTGTATTAAAGGAAAGTTCTCCGGTCGAAGGGCCCTTGAATAAAAAATACCCGCTCAAAGCGGGCATGATGAAACAGACGGTGGTTAAAAGAGGTCAATATAGAAGCCTTCTTCAAAT